TTGTTCCCCATGATAAACAGACTTATATTCGTCCTTTCTGTTTAGAAGTTCTGGTTTCATGATGCTCTCACCCAAGAGATTTCCTGCTCTTGACCACATTTGATAAGTGGGTGCTTCTGGGAACACATGCTTCACCGAATCGTGAACAGTTCCCATACACATCAAAGTGAAGTTTTGAATTTGAGAATGAACTTCTCCAAATCTTTCAATGACCTTGATGTATCTGTCAGTAATTGGATGTTTTGCTTTTCTTTCCTGATCTGGAAGGTGAAGAACAAATCCACCATTTGGGTTACCAGCAAAAGGAACATTCTTAATTCTTTCGATGTCATCCAAACTCATTCCGATTCCAGTTGTGAAGACCGAAACAGGATGACCTTGCTCATGAGCATAAAGAAGCATGTCCGTGGTTTTTGGATTCAACCAAGGTTCCGTAAAACCAGCAAAGGTCACACGAATTTCCTTTGGCATCTTGTCAACTGCTTTCTTGAAGTTGTCAAGACTCAAGAATCTTTCACCCTTATAAGACTTTTGAAGTGTTCTTTGTGGACAGAACACACAATCAACCACACAACCATTCTTCACATCAATTGAAGTTGTGAATTCCATCGTTGGAGCAACAGCGTCATTCCACTTGTTCTTTGGTTGTTCTTGATTGTCAATGTAAATGTTTATCCAACCATAATATTCCACAACATCATCATTCCAAATCTGATCTGTTAGATCATTGAAATTCGAATTGTAATCAACAAAATAAACTTTATGATTACTAAAATGTTTTAAATAAGTATCTCTAAATTTTTTAAACTTTTCTTTTAATTGTGGCGTACCAAAATGCCATTCACCAGAAATTTTCTTTACATTTTTCTTAATCCAATCAAAATTACCATCGGTGAACACATTGTATTCACCACCTTCACAATCAATTTTTAAAAAATCTATTTTCTCTAATTTTTGTTCTTCGATAAGAGTTTTAAACGTTATTCCTTTACCAGAAGATGTCTTTTTCCATAGATCATTACCCATATAATTGGGATCTAAATCATCATTATACAATCCATTAAAAATTACATCACCATCAACAGAAGATATGCCTTGGTTTAAGCAGGTAACGTTATTATAATTAGATGTATTTTTTACTAATGTTTTAAAAAGTTCTGGATGAGGTTCAAGACAAATGACCTTCTTTGGATTTTTATTTAAAATCGAATATGCAAATGGACCAACACTGGCTCCAATGTCAACAACAACATCACCATAATTTACATGGAAATGTTTTTCATAATTAATATTTTCTGATTTAAATTCTTCTTTGATTGATTGATAATTCCAAGAATTCTGTTTCATTATTCCCCAATCAAAATCTTCATGACAATCTCTGTTGTCAATGTAAATCGTAATTGCAGTGTAATAATCTAGGAACCAATCATCCCACAGACCCCACTTAATGTCACATTCATCAAAGGAATAAACTTCGTGATTGGGAAAGTATCTAAGATAAGTATCTCGAAAATGTTTAAATTTTTCTCTGAGTTCTGGTGTCCCTAAGTGCCACTCTCCAACAATCTTTCTGACATTGTTTTTAATCCAAGAAGCATTTTCGTCATTGAAGATATCATACTCACCACCCTCACAATCTGTTTTAAGGAAATCAATCCTCTCAATTTTGTTTTGTTCGATGAATGATTTGAAAGTGATTGTTTCAACTTCCTGAACGTTCTCATCTTCACAAGTTTCAATGAACTGCTCATTAAAAAGACCTGTGAGTTTTTGTTTTCCATCAACACTGCCAATTGCCTTGTTGATAAATCGAGCATTTTCAGATCTGACATTTTTTGTCAGAGTTTGAAACAAATCCTTATGTGGTTCGAAACAGTAAATTTTCTCAGGGTTTTTCTCTTCTAATGTGTAGGAGAACGGACCAACACTTGCTCCCACATCAAAAACAATATCTCCATCCTCAACAGAGAAAAACTTTTCATAAACTTTTTGTTCGAAAACTTCTTTCTCAACAATTCCCTTGAACCATTCATTCTCCGCTGCTTTTCCCCAATCAAAATCTGCTTTGAGGAATTTGAGATTATTCATCACAGATTCTCTGTGAATTGAATCCATCTGCAACCAATAATTTTCTCTGAGATCTAAGAAATATTTTCTACTGTCATCACAGAGACCAGTGTGCCATGAAGACACTGCTCTTTCAAACAAGATTCCATAAATTCCAGGATAATCAACAGAAAGTGGAAGTTTTGGTAGGTCTGTGTATGCAACTTCCAATCCAATAGACGAAATCAAATAAGCATCATGATAATTTCCGTCTCTTTCATAAAATCTTGAGAGAAGAAAATAACCTTCAGGTCTCTTTGGAAGTAAAGCAACTGCTGTTTGAAGCATTCCCTTGACAGAGTTATTTCTGCACCCCTGAGAATCAAAGCAACCAGATGCTGCCAACAGACAAGCATACATCAATGTCTTATCTTCTGTCCTTTCAGCAGTTCGAATGTAATAAGAGATTGCAGAGGCAGTCTGACCGATGGAGTGATAATGTTTTGCCAACCACAGATTTACATCAGGGTTCTCTGGGTCATCAATAAACTTGACCAGTTGTGTGTTTAAATCAACCATTGTTCAACTCCGCATTGAGAACTTGTTCTTCGATTACCGACTCTGGGAACTTTAATAAGAACGCTGCATTATCTTGAAAACCAAAAGTCAATAAGAAATCTGACCCCTGTTGGGCAAGTCCCACAGCAAACTCAACGTCTCCACCCATAAGTGAAAATGTGTCAGTCCATCTCAACAGATTAAAATCTTTGTCCCACAAAAGGATTCTGTGTTTATAAATGGCATCTTTTCTTTGTGTCTCACTCTTGAACAAATCAACTTCGTGAGTGAAAGCGATGTAATAATCTTTCCAAGGGATGACTTGAGAACCACCACGAGGATAACCAGACATTTCTCTTTTGTTAAAACGTTTAATCAGTTCTGATGTTCCATTTTCAGGATTTACTTTGACCAACTCTGTTGGGTTGGACCATTTTATGAAGTGATAAGGTTTGTCCAGAACTGGCATCCAGTTCTTCTCACAGTAACTATTAGGATTATCTGGAGGTTCGATCCTAATTTGCGTGGTTTGAACGACTTTATCTTCCTGAATGTCGATCTCACAAAGTTCCATTCTTCCAATTCCTGTTGGGTCGAGGTCTCTCCTCACACCACAGGTGAACATCTTTCCTTCCCACTCAAACAAGCGAGCGTCTTCAAGTCCAACGAAGTCCCACAACTCCTTGTCTGGAAACTTGGAAGTGTCAATCTTGTTATGACGAACAATTTCATAATTTTCATCCAACTCCAAATAATGATTCCACGTCCTCAGGTGGATGTCATTCTCTGGATGAATATAAGTCAATGGTCCGTAAGGATGCTGAAACAACTTCTTCTCTGAGTGGTAAAACGTGTAATTTACCGCTCGAAGATTGACTAGAACCTTATCATTGTGAATGTAAACGGATGGGTTCATCAGTCCCAATCCATTGTTTTCCTCTGCAGGAATAATCAATGGATGAATTGACCCACCATAGTAAAGACACAATTTTGAAAAATTGAAACCACTCATCACATAATTAAAAGTTCATACTGTATTTATCTTGTCCTTTTCAACTCCTCAATCTCCAATTTCAGTTCTTTGACTGCTTGAACAAGGACACCAATAAGACCATTGTAAGTAACGGTCTTAGTTCCTCCCAAACTCACTTGAACCAGCTCTGGCAAAACTGTTTCCAACTCTTGAGCAATGACACCAACAGATGATTGATCAGAATTTTTCCATTTGAATCTGACACCTCTTATTTGGTTGATAATTGATATCGCATCCTCAACGGTTTCAATGTCAGTCTTGAGGTTGATGTCTGATCCAGAGTTGACATTTCCAGTCGCAGAAACATCTCCAGTAACACTCAATGTGCTACCATCAAAAGTAAGATTTGCTTCTGCATTCAGAGTGGTTCCACTCACCGCAGTCATTACTCGGTTGTCAGAAACATTGGTAAGCGTTGCAGAACCACTTGTTCCAGTGGTTCCTTGGGTACCAGTTGTACCCTGTGTTCCAGTAATGCCTTGAATACCCTGGGTTCCCTGAGCACCAGTGATGCCCTGAATTCCTTGTGTTCCCTGAGCACCTTGAGCACCGGTGATTCCTTGAATTCCCTGAATGCCCTGAAGTCCACTGACAGTTGTGGGATCTACCCAATCAACATCTGCACCATCTGTTTTGAGAACATATCCATTAATGCCTAAACTTCCACCAGCATCCTTGATACCACTATTAAACTGTACAGCACCTGTAAATGTTGAAATTCCACTAACACTAAAATTATTGTTTACTTCTACAGTGTTATTAAATGTTGCCGCAGTTCCTGTGATGATGTAATCGGTGGACGCGACACCAGTCAATCCAGTTCCATCACCAATAAATGATGTTCCCGTAACAACACCAACAAAAAGATCGTTGGATACGTTTATTGCTGTAACAAAACCTGCTAATACACGAGCCCTTGTCATGGCATCATCCGATGGTCAATGTTCCACTCGATGCATCATAAGTCAAGGAACCAAGGTCTCCTTTGACCTCAAGTTTAGTTGTTGGACTGTCTGTACCGATTCCAACCCTGTCATTAGCAATATCTACATAGAGATTATTGTCAGAAACAAGGTCGCCAGTTCTTCTAGTTTTACCCATTTTGGTGCCTTAGTTATATCTTATTTAGGGATTGTTTAATAAGGTCAATCTCAGTTTGTTGTTCTTTAATTGCTTCAATCAGAACACCAATGAGACCATTATAAGTCACTGTCTTCAGACCTTCAGAGTTTGTTTGAACCAGTTCTGGAAGAACAGTTTCTAACTCTTGAGCAATAACACCAATCGATGGTTGATTGGATTCCTTCCATCTAAACTTAACACCATTTAGTTGTTTTGTAAGAGAAACTGCATCTTGAAGAGTCTCAACATTTGATTTCATAGAGATATCGGAAGTTGAGTTTACGTCACCAGTGACAGTGACCCCAGAAGAAGTAGTCTCAAATTTCTTAATGTTATTGTATCGAATATCTACTGAACCATTACCATTACAAACAATTGCATTTTCAGTTCCAGCAACTTGAATCGCAATATCGTCATCGGATTGGAGAACTAAGTCACCTGCAGTAACCTGTTTAATAATACTATTAGTTCCGTTGTGATAAATCTCCAAGTCATTACCAGTTCCAAATCTAACTTTTACGTTGTCATTGTAATCAACACCAGCCGCTCCACCTGCTGCTGTTCCTGTGATGCCCTGAGTTCCCAAGATTCCCTGAATGCCCTGGGTTCCAGTGATGCCTTGAATTCCCTGTGTGCCCTGAGTGCCTTGAATTCCCTGAATTCCTTGAGTTCCTTGAGCACCCTGAGCACCAGTAATTCCCTGAATGCCTTGAGTTCCTTGAGCACCCTGAGCACCAGTGATGCCTTGAATTCCTTGGGTACCTTGAGCACCAGTGATGCCTTGAATTCCTTGTGTACCCTGAGTTCCAGTAATTCCTTGAATACCTTGAGCACCTGTGGCACCATCCGCACCAAGAACACCTGCGGTTCCTTGAGTTCCAGTAATTCCTTGGATTCCCTGAGGACCTGCTGATTCGAAGTAAACAAAGTCAAGAATATCACCCAAAGAAGCACCGGTGTCGAGAACAACGGATGTTCCATTGGACGCTGTAAATTCATCTGCTGTCAGACGAACACCATTAAGGAAGACATCAATGTTTCCTACGCTGTAAGTAACGGAAAATGTGGTTTGACCGGCAGTTGCAGTAACACTTGTCTCATTCTTGGTGTAACTGAAACCTTGGATACCTTGGATTCCCTGAGTTCCTTGAATTCCTTGAATTCCTTGAGGACCTTGAGGACCTTGAACACCTTGTGGACCAGCAGATTCAAAAGCAACAAAGTCGAGAATGTCACCGAGTGATGCTCCTGTGTCAAGAACAACTGAAGTTCCGTTGGTTGCGGTAAACTCATCCGATGTCAGACGAACACCATTTAGGAAGACATCAATGTTTCCTACGCTGTAAGTAACAGAGAATGTGGTTTGACCTGCTGTTGCTGTGACACTCGTCTCATTCTTGGTGTAACTGAAACCTTGAATGCCCTGAATGCCTTGAGTTCCAGTGGTTCCTTGTGTTCCTGTTATCCCCTGAATTCCCTGGGTTCCTTGAGCACCCTGAGCACCAGTAATTCCTTGAATACCCTGAGTTCCAGTGAGTCCCTGAATGCCCTGAATACCTTGAGTTCCTTGAGCACCCTGAGCACCAGTAATTCCTTGAATACCCTGAGTTCCAGTGAGTCCCTGAATGCCTTGAGTTCCCTGGGCACCTTGAGCACCAGTGATTCCTTGGATTCCCTGAATCCCTTGAGTACCTTGAGCACCAGTAATTCCTTGAATTCCTTGGGTTCCCTGAGCACCTTGTGCACCAGTGGTTCCTTGTGTACCAGTGATTCCTTGAATACCCTGAAGACCTATATCACCCTTTGTTCCAGTTCTTGCAAAAGTAATGATTACATCTTCTGTGTTGCTGAAGGATGTTGAACCAGAAAGATATGAAACAGAGACCTTATGATAACCAGTTGCTTCAGTGTTCGTTCCACTGATTGTAAAGATAGCAAAGTCATTAGAGTTGGTTCTGTTTGAAATTCTAACGTGACCCTTGATGGTTGAAGTCGAATCATCAATGGTTCTGAGGAATGCTTGAATGTCATTTCCGCCATCATCCTCATCATCGATGTACATCAATGTGGCAGCTGACAAATCAGCATTGTTAAACCTTACTTTTCCTTGACCTGGGTCAGCATCTGTGGTTGTAGTGTCAAAAGTAAAGTCGAACGTGGCACCTCCAAAGTTTCCATCAACACCTTGAATGCCTTGTGTTCCAGTGGTTCCTTGTGTTCCTGTTATCCCCTGAATGCCTTGAGTTCCTTGAATGCCTTGAATTCCTTGAGTTCCCTGAGCGCCTTGAGCACCCGTAATTCCTTGAATACCCTGGGTTCCCTGAGCACCAGTGATGCCCTGAATTCCTTGAGTGCCCTGAGCACCGGTGATGCCTTGAATGCCTTGTGTTCCTTGAGCACCAGTAATTCCTTGAATGCCCTGAATTCCTTGAATTCCTTGAATTCCTTGAATTCCTTGTGTTCCTTGAGCACCGGTGATTCCTTGAATGCCCTGAATGCCCTGTGTTCCTTGAGTTCCCTGGTCACCAGTTGTCCCCTGAGTGCCCTGATCACCAGTGATTCCTTGAATGCCCTGAAGCCCTTGAATTCCTTGAATTCCTTGAATCCCTTGTGTTCCTTGAGCACCGGTGATTCCTTGAATTCCCTGTGTTCCTTGAGCACCTGTTATTCCTTGAGTACCCTGAGCACCGGTGATGCCTTGAATGCCTTGTGTACCTGTTGTACCCTGAGGTCCAGCGGACTCAAAGTAAGTGATGTCAACAACATCTCCTGCTTGAGCACCAGAAGCAAGAACAACTGCTGTTCCACTGGTTGCAGTATAGTCGGCAGGAGACAGACGCACACCATTGAGGTAAACGTCTAAGTCTGTTCCATCTGCATAAGTTGCTGCAAATGATGTTTGTCCCGCTGTTGCGATATAATTACTTTCGTCTCTTGTAAAACTTGTTCCTTGGAGACCCTGAATACCTTGAGTTCCCGTTGTACCTTGAATACCTTGAACAGAAGGTCTCCATTCTACTCCACTTCCTGTTGAGGTGAGAACAGAGGCAGCAGCACCTACTCCATTATTATTATCATAAATGGCACCACGAAATCTGGCTGCGCCATCAACATCCAATTGTTGTGTTGGGGAATCTGTACCAAGACCAAGATTCCCTTGAGTGAAGAATGCGTTATAACTGTCTGTTCCTGCCCCAACTCTGATGGGGTTGACCGCGATGACTGTTGTCCCAACACCTACGTTTTTGGATGCGTAGAGAAATCCATCGTAGGTGTTAAGGGCAACTTCACCCAATGGCAGTTGGTCTGGTGTTGGAATCTTTCCAGCAACAGCCGACCTCTTTAGCTTAATCTTAGGATCTGCCATTTTTTAGGTGTCTATGAAGTCATTTCATCTGTATATACAGATGTTTTTTATATTTAGGAAGATCGTTTAGGTTTCTCTTCCACCTTTTCTAATTCCAAAATTCGAGCAGTAAATGCTTCAATTTGTTGTCTGTATTTCAACTCTCTTGCTTCCAAAGCAATAACTTGATTGAGGTAATCGTTAGTTTTTGTTTGATAAACCTTAAGCAAATTTTGATAATCTTGTTCATCCATAAAAAAGAGGGGTCATTGACCCCCCTATTTAGTTTCTAAGTTAGACTCAGAATGAACCGCCGTCGATCGTCGCGTTGGTGATTACAATGTCACTTCCGCTACATCCGATGACTTCTCTTGTAGCAGCACAACCGCTAACGTACAACGAAGCAACTTCCAGAGTACCACCAGTGTTGCTGGTCAGAACACCTGAAGACTCACTAACGTCTGCCGAAATAACAACTCTTGATGAACTGTCATCCCAATAAACTGCTGCTTTCTTAGCAGAACCAGAATAATAGTTGAACAGAACACCAATGTCCTTGTTCAGGTCAGAAGAAGGAGCAGAACCATCAACAAATCCCAGGTCGAGGAGTTGGTCTTCAATGGTTGTTGTGGTTGTGTTGACTTGAGTTGTGGAACCGTTAACGTAAAGGTTACCAGCAACGGTCAGGTTTTGTGAGAGAGAAACAGCACCAGTACTGTCTGTAATTGTGATGGCAGCAGTTCCATCATTTGCCTTAACAGCAGATGCTTGAACTGTTGGAGTTGTCAGTGAAGTTGTAACTGTAACATCGGCAGGAAGTCCAATGGTGATTGACTGACCAGATGCTGAAGTTTCAACTTCATTTGCAGTACCAGAAACAGTCAGTGTCTGTGAAGTAGAAACTGAACCAGTTCCAGAATCACCTGCAGTTGAAACTGTCAGGTCAATATTGCTGATTGCAGTATCTGTATAATCCTTTACTGCTGCAGATGTTGGAAGAGTTGTATCGTTATCGTTGGATCCGATACCTTCAGACTCAATAACAATTGCAGATGCTGCAAAATCAGCAACCTCTACATTGGACAGTGAGTTGCCAGTTCCATTGGCATCAAATGTCTTATTGGTAAGAGTGTCAGAAGATGATGCAGTGATGAATGCTGAAGTTGTGTTGTCATAGTTTGACAAGTCGTTGTCAACAACCAAATCAATTGCACCATCGCCTGCATCGTCATAAGTTGCAGTAATGCGAGTATGTGAACCATTTGTTACCAATTGAGCAGCTGTAATATCTTCAATTCTTTCTGCATTTACAGTGACTGCACCAGAAGATACCGTGAAGTCAGTTGCATCAAAAGAAGCAACACCCTTATTTGAACTGGTAGCGTCTTCAGCAGAAATAGTGATGGTATCATCACTGACCGTAGTGTCAATTCCCTCACCACCAGTGAAGGTCAGAGTTCCACCAGTAGTGAAAGTGTCGTTGGAACCAGAATCTGCAGCCAGTGTGAAAGTAGAGTTGATTGTGGTAAATGAGAGGTTACCAGAACCATCTGTTATCAATGCATCTCCACTGGAACCATCAGTTCCAGGCATTGTGTAAGTTACAATCCCAGAAAGACTATCTGGTGATTTGATTGTTATGAAACTGGTGCCGTTAGACGTACCTTCAACCAGGTTGACTCCACTGCCAGTGGAAGTCCCATTCACGGTCCAATATCTGCCTGAACCAACGAATTGATTATTGACAGTTGTTGAGTCAATACCTACATAAAGATCATAACTATCGGTTGTAAAACCAGGTTCTCCCGCTCTAAGACCAGGGAGATTGGCAAGTACGCCCCTCTTAAACTGAATTACGGGAGCTGCCATTACTTTACGCTTTTATAGTAACTATAGAACTATTTAGATCAAAAAGAACCTGCGTCATAATTACGTTCAATGTTTCCTACATCGATTTGCGCTTCAATTTGATCGACGAAAGCATCAGGAATTCCGTCACCATCATTTTCTGTTATTGCTGAAGCAATCAGATCATCCGATGAGACCAAATCAAATTGTCCAGCAGTATGATTGTATCTCAGAAGATACTTAGATGTTGCGTTAGAGAGAGTTCCTTGTTGGTTATTTAAAAACCCAATGCGAGTGCTGTTTCGAAAAGTCATCAGAATCCACCTCCATCAATGTCTCCCTGAGCATCACCAAGGTCAATTTGTGATTCAATCTGAGTAATGAACTCATCTGAGAGGTTTCCGTCTTCCGAAGATCTTCCAAGAATGGTGTCAGCATCGACCAGAACAAACTTACTGGTGTTATTATCCCAAGAAACGACCTTTCCATCTGCTGCTGCATTTAGAGTTCCAAAATCCACATCAGTGGCATCTTGAAGTTCTCTGACTGGTTTGGTCGATTGAACAGTCGCTTTTGTCGCGGCTTTTCTACCAACTGAAGATGATGCGCTTGTTGACCTTCTGATGGTTGCCATGAGTTTTAGGTCGAAATTCCTGCTGTTACCAATGCTTGCCCTTCAACCATTCTTGAAACCACGTTACTTGATGATGTCAAATAAACATCGTAATAATATCTTCCAGGTTTCAGAGTCTGAGTAATGGATGATGCCATGGAGATGGTAACTTCTCCTGTTGCTCCAGTGATCGACACAGAAAAACTTGTCGCAGTTGCTGCTCCAGGGTATTTTCTAATTTTTGAAGTTCCCGAATAACCAGCCAAATTGGTGGCAGAACCATCCGACTCCGTTGAAGTGAAAAGTTCACTAAACGTTGTTCCTTGAGGAATAACAATGTTAACTGAGGGAACGGCAGCCATTTTTATCCTTTTTAACTATTTATGTCTTTGGCTGAATTCTTAAGAAGTTTCTGTAATTCAGCAGTGGAACCAACAAACAGGGCATTGTTGACTGTTGTTGGTCCTTTCGATTCTTCTTCTTTAGTAACATCCTTCAGTTTCTTCTGAAGATCAAGCAACTTATCGGTTGCATCAGCGACGTTCTTAATCAACTGACCAGCAACCTCATAAGCACGAGGCATTTCGCTCTCCTGTGCTAATTCGAGGATTCCGTTGATTGCTTCTTGTCCTTTTTCAATGATCGAATAAAGATTACCCCTTGTGTATTCGTAGTCTTTCTTGATATCTTCCGTTGAAGATTGGATTTTGGTAATTTTATTTTCGATATCATTTGTTTTTACCTCAGTGATTTCAGTTGGTGTCACGTCAAATGTTTCGTCAAGTTTATCAAATTTACCAGGCATAAGTCAACCTCAGAACACAGTACCACTAAATCCAAAGTCATCTCCAAATTCGATTAGTGCATCATCAGCAGCAGTGATGTTATAAACATTTGCGCCGCTAACATGTTTTTCTGGAATTGTGTTATCCTGACCTCTTCTAACTGTCAAGCTGTTTCCACTAATCTTAGTGACAAACATTTCTTCCTGACCGATGTAAATGTAAGTTTCTGCTGTAATTCCAGAACTGCTCGTGACAGGAATAATAACATCTCCAAGATCGATGTTTGCTGTTGTGGTTGTAACAACAGTTCCATCGTAGTCCTTTGTTGCTCTTGGAGTAACTTGATAAGTGAGATCTCTTTCTGCGTTCTTCTTGTTTCCAGCAAGGTAACCAACAGTGACCTTCTTGACGATGGTGTCGGTAACATCGGTGATGGGACCGAACAGGTAAGTCTTTGCCGTGAAATTCAGTGTATAGATGAGAGCACGTCTTGTGTCAAAATTTCCCTCATAATCATCAGACATTATAATGTTATCCAATTGAATTGGTATATCTCTTTTCTCTTTCAATTCTCCCAAGAAATTCACTGAAAGATTATAATGTGGTTGAAAATAAGGAAGAATTTGTTCAACGATTTGAAGCATGTCATCATTTAACTTAGTGTAAATGACAAGTTCAAAACTCATATTATAAGGAACTGGCATGTAGTTCTTTTTGATGTTTGCACCATCAGGAGTTTGATTAATGATGGTTTGCATCTGTGTTGACTTGCGACTTGGATCGTAAGTCAGACCAGTGAACTCAAAAGACATTCTTGGAAGAGTAATCTGAACAGGACGATTCAGATCTGCTTCCTGCTGCATTCTTGCAAGAAACTTTTGAGTGGGTCCATAAGCAAGAGGAACTTGGATTTCACTAAAGGTGTCATCCGAAGCATCTTTATGCTGAATTTTAATTCCATTAAAAAGGGATCCAAATCCGATAATTACGGATCTGAAGACCTCATTGTAAAAATATTCAAACATTGCTCTTGTTAAGGAATATTAGTTATTTAGTTATGGCATCCCAAAGGGGTTTGTTTCGGTGAAATCGAGCAATGCGTCTGCTGCTGCCTCAATGGTGTCATTATCAGCGAATGGAGTAACAAGATCATCCTTATTCTGAACAGACAAGACGTAGTATGCTCCAGAAGACTCCCCTTGAATTGCTTCTCCAGCGGTAAAGGTTCCATCGACGATTGAAACTTCCAGGAGGAATGTTGAAGCAGTCCACTTCTTGACTCTTGCTGTTGTTCCTGATGTTTGACCAGTAACAATTTCGTTGAAGGTGTAAGTTCCAACCCCAACGGTTGCTCCGATTCCAGTTGGAGCGTCGATGGTAATTGTTGGTGCAACCGTGTAACCACATCCAGCATTTTGAATGTAAGCAACAGTAACAATTCCAGCAGCGTTGATTTCACCCCACCCTGTCGCAGTTGTTCCAGTTCCAGGACTGGCGAAAGTGAAGACTGGATTTGTTGTGTAACCAGAACCACCACCAGTGATTGTGACAACACCGACGCTTCCTGTTGTGCAGATTCCAGTGGTTGCTGCAGCGCCAGATCCGCCTCCACCTTTAATGGTGACCCAAGGTGCAAGTGTGTAACCACATCCAGGATTGGTCAGATTGATTGCAAGAATCTTTCCATCATATTCACCATTACAATTGGTGTAAATGTTGGTAATTGAAGCGACACCAACTGCTGTTGTTCCTCCAGCAGGAGCAGCAGAGAAACTTACAGTTGGTTGACTCTCATAACTGCCACCCATGTTTGTAATGTAAACAGTTTCAACTGCTCCAGATGCACAGTAACTTGTAATTGCAGTCGCAGTCGATGCCACACCGACCATTGTTAGTGTCTGAATGTAACCAATTTGATCAATCTCATTATCGATGTCAGTAACGCCTGTATCGATAACCTCATCTTCATAACGGAAGGGTTCACAAGTCAACTCATAAACATAAGTGTCTCTGAGTTGATAAAAAGGTTGTTCGTGCTCAACATACTTAATCTCAAACAGACGATCCCCCAGAGGGAAATAAATCAAATCTCCTTCTTTTGGTCTTGATGAGAGTTCAATGTTTGCAATGTCTTTGATCAGTGGTGTGATGTAATTTTCATATCTTTCTTTGGAAATTGTGATAACTAAATCATCTTTTTCTTCAATTCCAAATTTACTTAGAATTGTTTTTTGCCCACCAAATCCATCATAAGTGTTTACATATGCTTCCAAAGGATAAGCATTTGTGAACTCAGATTGAACGACTTCTCTGATGATTGTATTTGTTTTTGCGTAAATTCTTGGCAGGTAATAACACTCAACTCCATACATACGAAGTTGTTCATTTACCAAGTCTTGAATAAGACTTTGTTCTGTTGTTGATCCGTTTAGAAAAAATGGATTGAGTGTCATTGCTTACTCCTCAACCGATCAGATCCATTGGGGGAAGTTCGTAGTAAGAAGACATTTCCTCGCGGATCTTATCAACCTCTCGAACACCATCCTCATAAATTTCTCTTCCATTAAATTCAATTCCACCAGGAAGTTTGACACCTTGGAACTTGATGAGGTTTTGTCCCCACTGTTTCTTGATGAGAGCAACTAGATAACGCTTCAGGAATGAATCATTCCAAACTCTAGAGTAATCGTTACCATCCATCGCAATAAAGCAGTCGAGAATGATGAAATCTCCGACTTGAATGGTGTCCCAATCAACATCCAGATAAAGTCTGTCCTGCCTCTGGTTGAAACGGATTTGTTTGTGTGTGTTCAGAAGGAAGTTGAGTGTCTCAAGGTAACTCATTGCCATTGAGTAACTCAACAAATCAGTTTGACCCCAATAATAAATGTCGTTGAGGAACAACTGATATTTGAAACTAAACAGGTTCGCAGTGTTGACGCCTTGTGCATCATCCCACTGGAACGCTTTGTTCACACCGATAACATTGGGTGGAACCTGAATGTAATTACTGTTTTCGTAATATGTAAACGTGGTGGCAGTTCCAACAATCGTTGCTGTTGCTGATGTACTTGCAATACCAACTGATCCAGCACCAATCGAAGGAGCACCAGGCGGTCTTGCTTTACCACGGTCAATGTCATTTTGAGTGACCTGATACTTCAGATAATTCTGATAAACACCATCAAAGTGCCTCTCTTGAAAATACTGAATTGCATCATCCAACAGGTCATCGACCTGCTCGTCAGCAACGTTGATTTCCAAAACAGGAGCGCCTAGTTGCCTCAGTGCATAATCTTTTAGTTCTTGTCGATTGGAAGGCTGCGCCATCGATATCAGTCCCTCTTTATAAGGTATTTAGATTATCTCAAGAACTCTTTCAGTAAAGACTTAATGTCATTCAAATCATGCTTTAAGTCATCCATGCTTTTTTCCATGTTGTTAAGTCTTTCCTGCTCACCGTTAAGTCTTTCTCTGTTAGCAACATAACGTTGATAATCATTGGAATTCTTATTCACGATAGCATTGGTGTTGCTGTCTCTAAAGAATCCTTCTTGTCCTTTTACTGGAATTAAACTCATGTCAAGCGAACGAGATTACACGGAGATTTTTAATCTGTGGAACAACTGAAGAATTTGTTGTCGTTCCGATCAGTTTGATTCTAAAGACAGAGAACGGATTAAGATTATTTGCCGTGAAGGTGTATTCCTTGAAGAATTTTGGTGCAGGTTCGTATAGAGCAGTGTCTTCTTTGGGAACCAATCTGTCTGGAAGACCATCGCTGTTGGTTGTGCTGATAATATTACCAGCAGCATCCAAGTTGTTGTAACCAGGGAATGGAACAAAGAGGGTCTCGTCAACAGGCAGATCCTGGTTCAGTGAGAAGAATGCTCTGATGTCAGATGAATCATGAACATAAGCATCCAACTGAATTCTCAGGGAAGTTGCTGGATTCTCAAGAACAATTGGTTTAGTGATGTAGAAGAATCTGTTTGGATCATCTTGGAAAGTGTTGACTCTGAAATCCGTTGCATAATTGGAAACAGGTGCGTTTGTTCTGTTATTGACAAACACGACTGCTGCGTTGTCAAGGTCAACAACTGGTGAGAGTTTAGAGTCCGATGTCTGGAAGTTGATGTTCATGGAGAACGACTTATTTCCAGGGAACAGTCCACTTGGTGAGAGATAGGTGGATTCGTTAATTCCAGAAACAACCATTCTTGGTTCAGTAAAGTAATTATCTGTGAAAAGTGCAACTTCTTGATAACCCTTATCAACATAACCTGCTTCAGATCCATCAACACTGGTTCCGCTGATTGTTCTGACGTTCGCACTCACAGTGGTTCCAGTTGGACTCATGGTTGTAATTCTTGGAACAATCAAAGAATAAGGAATGTTGTAAGTTCCTTTTGCATTTGTTCCAGCATTTGCTTCAGTGTTGTTGAAGTAGAGTGCTGGAAGAGTTCCAGATCCAGTTCTGTCAGTTCCATTCTCATCCATCTGAATGTTGATGTGATAAGAATCCAAGGTAATTGGGCGAGTAATGGTATCACTCACGTCTGCCAGATTGTGTGTGGTGTTAATTCTTCTTAGAGAAACACCGTTCAATTCATACTTAAGAACCAAATCATTTGCCGAGTGTGAAGCAATGACAGTGTTGTCAACACCTCTGGTAATTCCAGTTAGGGTTGCTCCGTCAAATCCAGTGTAAGAAATGATTTCTTTGCCGATCTTGATGTAACCAGGGTTGGTGGCTCCAACAGCAACATTTTCAAACGAGGTGTAATTAGTTGTGGAACCAATCGAAATTGCTCCAGTTGCTGTGTTAGTATAAACCTCAGCAAGAGTTGTTGCTGGAACGTCAGTTGTAACATCTTTCAGTGTTACACGGTTGACCTCAGAATACATTCCATGATTTCTCTGGAAAATCCTCATGTGAGTTCCATCATGATTGACTCTGATCGGAGTCTGAGGAACAACACCTCCACCAGAAGAATAATTCAGTTCAGTTGTGATTCCCAGTGAATTTTGGTAGAACAGTTTGTCAGTTGCTCCGGTTGCAAAGTTACCTTGAACATCATTAAGAATCAGTTCGTTGTTGCCATAAATCTCACCAACAGTCAGTCTCAACCCTGTACCAAGATTATTATTACCGATCGAGATTGGTGTAAGAACATCACCAAGAGAATATCCCTTACCACCACCTGCGGTAGAAACAGTCGCTGCAATTGCCACACCATTATTGATCGCAATCTCAGCGGTTCCGTCAATTCCATTACCAGTTACGCTGGTGAGAGCAACACCAGAGAAGACGTAATAACCAGAAGAAGGAGTGTAACCAACGCCAATGTTGGTCAGAGTCAGATCACCAGTCATTGAACCAGCGAATCCTGTCAGAGTTCCTTGTGCTCCGGTTGAATTTTGGATGACAGTGTTGCCAACAACCAAACCAGTGTCTTGAACGGTTGTTCCAATTCCAATGCTAAGGTTTCTGGATTCCATTGTGATGGAATTCTTAGCGATTCCTTCCAGAGTCTGTGGAAGACTTGGATTATAAAGTGTGAATGAACCTGTGCTTGCGAAGTCCGCTCTGTACATCGTGAACTTCAGGTCCTCATATTGACTTGGAGTCCAAACGGTGGCATTCTGTGACTTGAACAGTGAACCAAGAAGTGGTTGAACTGAAACAAGAACTTGTCCTTGCTCTTGTCCAAGTGTCGTCACCTCAACTTCACCCAGTCTTGAAATCCAAACTCTGTATTCCGTTGAGGATGAACCCATGATGAATGCATATTCAGTGTTGGCTTCCAGGTAAACTGGAGCATCAAACACCCAAGAAGTTGCAACTGTTCCGTCTTCAGACAGTGCAATTTGATCTGGTTCCAGAGTTACTTCCGAGAAAGGAAGAATTCTTTCGTTGGGAGTTCCCAAAGTGGTTTCACGAACCTGACACCAGACGGGAATTGTTTCATCCTTGGTGTGGAAGAAGACATCAACTTTAGTGATGTAAATTCCAGTGTCCTCGTCAACCATAAAGGTTTGACCCAGAGGGTCCCAATATCTAGTTGTGGAGGTGGTAACCGTTCTTGCCTCTTCGACTTCTCTGAACTCAACGTCGGCGTTTCTAACAGACAGAGTGGTTTCTTGAATGTTGTCGATGCTTCCTTGTGAGTAGAACGTCTGTTCTCCTGCTGTTGTTGCAACACCTTGAACCAAACTGTTAGTTGAACTGCTGGTGAGTTTGAAAACAGATGTTCCCGTTTCAAATACAGGGTTTGTTTCATTAGATTGGTCAGGAACTCTGTAAGAACCAATGATGGTTCCCAGTCTGTCGGTGATCAGTCTTACGTTAGAAACTCTTGCTTGTGCTCCACTGGATTGTCCAACCAGAATCATTCCAGTTGCAGCATAACCAAAGAATTCAGGATTTGCTTCAGATTGGAGACTGAAAGTGTCAACGTTCAGAATTGTTGAAGTTTCTGAATAAGTTGAAGGGATGGTTGCTTCTCTGTTATAGGGGTTTGAATCAAAGATGTCAGAGGGGTTATTATAAGGACCATACTTGTGATTTGCTTGAGAAACACGGAATGTGAGAGCAGCAACTGCAGATTCTGTGACCTCTTGACTCTGAACTGTCGAAGGCATTGTGCCGATTACAGTTTCACTTACTTCAAATGTTCCATTAATCATCTCGATTTCGAGAAGTTTACTGCAGCAGAACTTGTTGACATCAACAGCATCATAGAAACCATAAACCTGAGTGAATGGTTTAAAACTCTTACCAGTAAACTCAATGTTTCTGGTTCTCATAAAGTTGATTTGCTCTCTGCTGACAATTCTGTCTCCAAGAGAAAGTTCATCCAGTCTTTCAGTGAGAATGGTTTGAACACCCTGTCTTTCTTGCTCACGAGTTGTTCTGGTTGTTTGACCAAGGCTACTTCCAGTCCACCATGCGCCGCCAGTGGTTGTGGTAGAACTTGTGGTTACCCAATCTTCCCAAACAGTTGGACCAAGACCAATTCTGTTTCCATCTTCGTCCTCTGTAATTTCAACGCCCTGTTGGAGTGCAGTGGAAACAAAATCACCTTCGATTGTTCCAAGATTCTCTGTGTCGAGTCTGTTTGTGTCAACCCAAACATCAACGTTTGGTTCCAAAGAGAGATTTCCAGTCCAGAACTGAACAAGGAAAGGAGTTACACTTTCCGATCTTGTTGCATATGGGTTTTTGACAAACTCAACTTCTGTATAATCCAGAGTCATTATCTGACCAGATCTTCTGACTCCAGTTCCTTGAACAGAAGCAAATCTTTCGTCTTCATTGGGATCTGTCGTTGTTCCAATTCCACTGATCGCACTTGTTGCCAACTGCATCGAAAGAGCAGTTGTGTAGTGAGATGGTCTCAGAATTCCTCTTGCCTTATCGATACTATTTCTGATTCCGATCTCTGGATCTTGAGGAAGTAGTTCAGTGAAGTTATCGACGAACACACCAGACTTAAATCTATTCAGACCATTGGCATCTGGAATGAATGAGTTAACAGTTGCAGTTTCGAGAGAAGTCAGGGAAGTGTAATACTCAAGATTGGAAATTCTTCTTTCGAGTCTTGAGATATCTGACATCTGATATCTCTTATGCTCAACAAAATCAACTCGAACATCATCTGCCGAATAAACATAAGCAGGAAGAGCAATGTTTGCAATATTGAGAGTTCCACTTAAGTTTTCTGGAAGTTGTGGGGTGTCAGCGGGTGCACCCTGTACAACGGTGACAACTCCTTCTTTGTTGATGCAAACTCTGTCTGCTCTTGAGAGGTAGTAATCATAACTCAGAGAAACAGACTCATCAGAGGCAAGAACAAACTTAGAACTGTGTTGTCCTGTTGCTCCACCGTCAAAGTCTCTTCCATCAAATTCAAATGGAGACTTTGCTCCAGAGGAGACCGTGTAAGTTTTTACTCTTGGTCTTGCGTCAATCAGATCAGTGACTCTTGTACCATCAACCTTAGGTATCTCTGATGTATAGTTAAACTGATCATATGAGTTTACTGTAGTAATGTCTCCAGTGTCCGAAGAACTGTATTCTGCCTTGGAGAAGTAAACTTTGATCTTTCTTGTGGGTGCTTGGGCATTTGCCTTTCTTGTGATTCTTCCGTAATCATAGTAAGAAAGTTTTTGACCATTACCCGTATTGAACTGGTTGGTGATGTTTTTCGAAGGAACAACAACATTAGTTGCAATTGCACTCACGCCAGACTGAGAGAAATTAATAACTTCTCCGGATTCAAAAACAACGTTGTTCAGATAAGCAAAATTGACCGCAGTGTCACTCTTTCTGACAAGATAAATTGCTTTTGCGCCACTAATAGCACCAGTAATTGTTTCACCAACGATGAGATCATTTGTGTTGGCACTTGGACCATCCATGGAAGCGGTGGTCATGTAAGGTGATTCGGGATCAGAAGTGTCCTTGGATTCATAAATTCCATGAACTTTCAGAACATCAGGAACATTCAAACAAATTACAGAGTCTTGAACTCTGGTTCCAAATGGGAAAGAACCATAAGTCAAACCATCATTCAGAGTGGTTCCACCAATGCCAGAAGCAGAGATGGACGATTTATCAATCAGAACATTGTTTGAAATAACCTTTGTCTTAACTTTGTTGGTTACGTTACCCTTGCGGAGGGTTGCAATCAGGATTGTTCCAGAATCTGTGGTTGCACTCAAACCATTGAACTGGATTGAGGTTGAACCGTTGGTTAGAGAGATTTTATCTGCCGTTAGTGCTTCTGTGGATCCGTCAGAACGCATCAGAATGTATCTTTCTTCATCGAATGGAAGGAAAACTTCATTGGGATCAGCATTGATAACAGGAGTTGAATTAGCAGCGATTGAAGTTGTAAATTGCTTTCTAATAATCAGATTTGCTGAAGTGAGATCAACGGACTCGATGTTGTTTTTGGGGAAGATGCTGTAAAGAGTTTCATTAGATGCTCTGTTTCCAGATCCGTTAGTGTCTTGAATTTTGGTTTGTACAACCTTGAATTGCGTTCCAGTTTCTTGAGAAGATGGAAGTGCACCATTATTGATGCCGGCAACCGATTCGACTGCTTCAATAACCAGACTGCTGGTGTTTACGGTTGTAACTCGTGCATAAGATACGTCTGTAAGAGTATCTCTTTGGTAAGAGACGATGTTCCCTGTGGTGACAATCCCTGGGAAAACAGCACCAGCAACTGTAACGGTGGAAACACCGCCGCTTGCGCCAGTGATCGTTGCGGATCCATATTCATAGAAATCCTCCTGTACAACGTCCGCACTAAAGGTTGATGCGGACCCCACAATTCCGAAAACTGACTTAATGTCAGAATTTTCCCAATTTCTGATTCCTGTGACATATCTGCTGTCATTTGCGACTCCATTGAAAAGAAGTCTCTCTCCATTGAAGAAATCACCCTGAACATCGTAAGCAGTAAAAGCAGTTCCAGCAGAAACACTGTATCTGAGGAATGCGCTCGCTCCACTTGACTCACCTTTGATGTAAGTTGGAGTGGAAAGTGTAACTGCGGTGTTTACAGTGAAATCAGAGTAAGTTTGAACGTCCCAAAGCGACAAATCCCACTCATTTGCGGTTGGAACAGCAGAATTATAAGATCCAGACTCCAAAGCGAAGTCATAAATGCGAGCAACACCGATTTCTTTTCCTGGTCTTGCCGCTTGATCAGATCCAACCCTTTCATCTCTCAAACTAATCGTGTTTGAAGTGTTAAATCCAATTGTTGCCGAACCATAAACGTTATTCAGCGTAAAAGTGGGCCCAAAACCGAAATTGACCGCTTGGTTTTCAAGAGTTTTGGTTGTTCTTGGTTTGGGAACGTCAATAAGTGTTGGGGAGATGATGTCAACCTCATATCCCTTCACATATGCCTTACCTGGAGACACTTTGTAGACCAAAAGGTCTTCACTTGGGACATTTCCATCAACTGTGGTTTGCCCAGGGTTGTAAATTCCTCTATTTCCTTGACCATTGTTCAAATTCTCTCTAACAGAGGTCAAGAAGTTCTTTACATAATAATTTCCTGATTCGTCAAAGGTTCTGCGGGCAAATTCATCACCAATAAAGTTATATTGGGTGTTTTGAGTAAGAGATCTAAGATTTCCGTCTTGAACTTCTGCCAATTGGACGAAATTCTGATCATCATAATCGTCCAGTGGTTTTGCAAACAGGGTTGCTGTGATTTTGAGACGATCAGCGCCTGGTGCAGTGTAATTATTAAATCCTTTCGCGTTATCGTTGAGTGATGGGTCTGTTTCAGAAGAAACAATCTCTTCCAGAACGTTCAGACCGATTCTGACACTCGGATTATTAGAATATTGGCTTAGAAGGAGGATTTGGCTGGAAACATCAACAAAATATCCTCTCAGGAAGAAAACACCCTCATTCAGAGTGAATCCAGATCCAACAATTGCAGCATTTTGTGGAACTGTGCTTGCAAATCCACCACCTGCAGAGATAAATGTGGTTGCGTAAGTAATTGCACTCTCTGTCAGGAGGACTTCTCCATCCAGAAAAGTTGCAGTAGCAGCATCAGTGCTGCTAGAATTCTGATAATTCAAATAAAGAGTGTAATTTCCCTTCTCGGACTCTTCATTTGTGATATAAGTGACTACTTTTGCAGTAACTCCAGACGTTGCACCCGTAATTGTCTGCCCAACAATCTTGTCAAGGTAAAGAGAAACGGGAACACCAAGATATTCAGACTGAATCTGAATACCATTGAAACTTCTGGTGTAAAGTGTGCCTCCAGGAATGATTGCAGTTCCCTCTTTGAAGAGGTGATTGCCCACATCTTCGACCTGATTCTGGAGAATCGACTGTAGAGTCGTTAATTCTCGTGCCTGAACAGGATATCCTGGTTTAAACAGGACCTTGTAGTAGTTGCTCTGAGGAGTAAAATCGTCATAATATGGAGCAACGTTGAGATTAGTTTCCTGTGGCATGATTTTTTAGAACTGCAAGATGATTTTAACGTCTTCTTTCTGAGAGGCAGATCTGGTTACAGATGGCCTGTTGTCAACATAAACGATGTTTCCAGAGTATTTTTCGACTTCTGGGTCAGCCAGTCCAGACACAAATGTCTGTCCCAGGTAGTATGTTCTGTTATTTATTACCGTTGAGACACCCTGGAAAGCGGTGCTGATTGACAAATTGATGCTTCCACCACGAACAGTCAAGTCACCACTGTTGGGAGTCGCTGTGAAACGATTTTCTCTGAAACCATAAACAGGACTTGTGTTCAAAGTGCCGTCAGAATTGAATCCACAGTTAGTTCTGTCCTGCCAATATTTCAAAACACCAGTTGTTTGGTCATAAGAAACAACTCTTCCAACCGCAGTTGACCCAACACCAACGGTTTGAGTGACATATGAGTCAGCAGTGAAGGTTGCTTCACTATATCCAGCACCTGCAAGGCGAACTGCGTAAGTTGCAGCTGCTTTATCGGTGTCCAAAATGCTTGATGATCCTTCTGCAAGAGGATTTTCGATCAATCCGACCCTTGCAAATTGATTTCCAGTGATGAAATCAGGATTTTCAGTGTCATTTTCAAATCTAGCGTAAGTCAGGACGTTAAATGCGCCCAATTCGCGGTAAATATCCCTTCCATGACCGCCATTTGGGGGAATAATGACGTTAAAAATGGGTGAAGTTGTCCCAGTTGGGACTCCACCTGCGACCAAATCGATTGTTCCAAAGGTATATCCTGTTCCACCGTCCGAAACTGTGACAGAATCGACTTTTGAGTCGTTATCAATCACAATTGTGCACTTTCCGCCTTGTCCATCGCCCAAAATTGGGACATTTCTGTAGGTTGAGTTCGCAGTTCCGAGTCCAACACCACGATTTCTGACCGTAACGATTTTCAATTGACCACTCGTACCAGCGTTTGTTCTAACGGCAGCGTTATCAGAGCTGGTATCCCAGTTACTTGGAGTTGGAATGTAATCTGTGGAGTCAAATTTGATCGCTTGAGATGGTTTGATAGTGTAAAGATACTTCCAAATGTAACCATCACCACTCGAACCAGCAGATCTGGGTTCCAAATCTGTAAAAGTTGGTTCATCCAAAGAAGGACCACCCTGATAATTGTTCTCAGGAGTGGCATTATTATAGAGACAGATATAAACTCTGAAATCAGAGTTCATCACATAAAAGTTTGAGTCATAGATGTCAAACGCACCAGAGGGTTCTGATGGATTTGAACGACTGATATCATTTCTCCACATGTCATATGTGGTTCCCGATGCCCAGGTAATCTTTCTCACAACCTGTGCAACATCGTTTGTATTGACTTTTTTCAAAGCCAACATTGTGTCATAATAATCGTTAGACTCGTTCAGATTATCCTTTGGTGCAGGAGGATCTGTATCCCAAGTTGACGAGTAATTCGTCGCATTGGGAAGACCAATGAATGTGTAATAAGAATTTGATGTTGACTGGACGCCAGCAACAAAATTCTTGGCATTCAAAATACGAAGTTGGTCAGTAATTATTGCTGCCATTGTGAGAAAGTTTTTCTTTATTTATTAGGGGATTTAGGCGGTCGTGTAACCGACGTACCTAAGTGGGTTATAACGAGTAATCAAACCAGAAGTAGAAATTCCACTGTAACCTTGGTCACCATAGAAATTGAACGACTGAGCCGAAGTTTCCATGGTAATTTTGCCCCAACTAAAGTCACCCATGTAAGGTGCAGTTGTGTAACCAATGCTTCCTGCGTTATCGACGTTAA